GGGGCGAACATGCCCGTGGCCGATATCCGGCGCATGATGCGGCCACGCCGTGCCCAGATGGCGCTGCCTGACGTGAACGCCGAGGGTGCGCCGCAGCAGACGATCGAGAACGTGGCGGCCGTGTGCCAGAACGCGGGGATCGTGGTGCGCTACAACTGCATCAACAAGCACGACGAGATCCTCGTGCCCGGTGCGGGCTGGACGATGGACAACGCGGCCGAGGCCTCGCTCACGGTGATCCGGTCGATGTGCCACAAGGCCGAGATCAGGACGCAGTATCTAAAGAGCATCGTCACGACCATCGCCGACATGAACGTCTACAACCCCGTGATCGAGTGGGTATCGAGCAAGCCGTGGGACGGCGTGACCCGGCTGCAGAGCTGGTACGACACGCTGACCGAGGTCGTGGGGGCGATTGATCGCGGGCGCAAGGAGCTGCTCATGCGCAAGTGGGCGCTCTCGGCCATTGCCGCGGCCTACTCACCCGATGGGGTGATGGCGCGTGGCGTGCTGGTGCTCCAAGGCGCGCAGTACATCGGCAAGACCCGCTGGCTGACCTCGCTTGTGCCGGCGTCACTGAACCTAGTCAACACGGGCAAGAGCCTGAACGTGCACGACAAGGACTCGCTCATGAACGTGCTCTCGGGCTGGCTGGCCGAGCTGGGCGAGCTGGACGCAACCTTTAAGAAGAGCGACATCGCGGCGCTCAAGGCCTTCCTGACCCAGACGGTGGACGAGATCCGGCGCCCGTATGCGGCGGCGGCGTCGCGGTACGCGCGGCGCACGGTGTTCGCGGCCTCGGTCAATGACGATACCTTCTTGGGTGATCCCACGGGTAACACGCGCTTCTGGGTGATACCGGTGAGCGCGACCGTGCACGACCACTCGATCGACATGCAGCAGCTCTGGGCTGAGGTGCTGGTGCTCTGGAAGGGCGGCGAGGTGCACTACCTGAGCCAGTCGGAGATGGGCGAGGTGAGCCTGCATAACAACCAATTTGAGCAGGCTGACCCGATTGTGGAGCTCATAACGGACGGTTTGGCGTGGTCGGATTTCAGCGAGACGCGGTGCAAGTGGATAAGTGCCTCAGAAATTCTGAGGTGGTTGGACGTCAGGAACCCCAGCAAGCGGGACACCAGTTTGGCGAGCGCGGCGGTGCTGAAGTTGAATGGTGGGCGCAAAAAACGACTGTCTACTGGCCGTTATTTGGCCGTCCCGTTGAGCAAGGCGATGGGGTCGGTCGATGTAGGGGGTGACATGGTGGACGAGTTCTAAAAACTGTTTTGAAATGACACCTAGGGGTGACATGGGTGACATGCGGTGTTCAAAGTGGGTAAAAAGGGCGTTTCATGTCACCTAGGGGTGACATGCTGGTGGGGTGACATGGAGGGGTGTCATCATAGGTAAAATGACACCTATGTCACCCTATTTAACTATATTTTATATAGGGTAAGTGTGATGGTAGGTGGTAATACACTACACACTTCCCATATAGAGTTGGCAGAGCTGGTCATGGTGTCATGGGTGACATGGAAAAGGACGTTGAAAGGCGGTTGGTGGGGGGTATAAAGCGGCTCGGCGGGCAGGCGGTTAAGTTCGTCAGCCCGGCCTCGGCGGGGTGGCCTGATCGCTTGGTTTTGATGCCCGGTGGCAAGGTCATGTTCATCGAGTTGAAGACAAGCACAGGAAAACTTAGTGAGTTGCAAAGGTACCGGCTGAAGGTTTTGGGTGACTTGGGGTTTGATGCCCGGGTTCTATACGGACACGATGAGGTTAAAGGATTCTTAGATGAAATTGCACGACTACCAGTTGAGGATGGCCGAGCACATGGTCGAGCATCGCGGGGCGATGTGCTGGTCGGAGGTGGGGTTGGGAAAGACCGCAGCGACCCTGCAGGCGCTTCGGATGATGAAGGCAAGGGGTGAGCCTATCCAAGTGCTGATCGTGGCGCCTAAGCGCGTTTCTGAGCACGTTTGGGAGGCCGAGCGCGATCTGTGGGCACCCAAGATGCCGATGCTGGTGATCAAGGGCAACCAAGCGCAGCGACGTAAGGCGCTCAGGACACCGTGCGCGGTCAAGGTGATCGGGCGCGATAACGTGAAGTGGCTGGTGGACGAGCTTAAGGATCGCTGGCCGTTCAACGTGCTGGTGGTTGACGAGAGTCAGGGGTTCAAGAGCCCGTCCACGGCGCGATTTAAGGCGCTTAAACGCGTTAAATTTGACCGGGTGATACTCCTGAGTGCCACACCGGCCTCAGAAGGCTTGCTGGGGCTCTGGAGCCAGTGCTATCTGGCCGATCAGGGCGCGAGGCTGGGCAGGACCTACACCGGGTACACCAACGCGTTCTTTGTGGGCGACTACATGGGCTGGAACCTGACACCGCGACCCAACGCTGAGAAGGAGATCCACGCACGCGTCAAGGACATCACGGTGGCCATGCGGGCTGAGGACTACCTCGACCTGCCTGAGCGCATCAACAGCAACACGGTGGTCGAGATGCTGCCCGGCGAGTTCAAGGTCTACGAGCAGCTCAGGCGCGACGCGCTGTTACCCATCGCAAACGGCGAGCCGATTACGGCGGCCAACGCCGCGGTGCTCTGGGGCAAGTTGCACCAGCTCTCGGGCGGGGCGATCTACGACGAGGACCGCGTCGTGCACGTGTTCTCCAACGCGAAGCTCGCCGGCCTGCAGGATGTGATCACGGCCGCGAACGGCAACCCGGTGTTAGTGTTCTACGGCTACCGGCACGAGATCGAGCGCATACAGGCCGCCACGGGCGCCGAGCTGCTGGACGTTGACCGGTGGAACGCCGGCCTGCAGAAGGTCGCCTTGGCGCACCCTGACTCGTGCGGGGCGGGGTTGAACCTGCAGCACGGCGGGAGCATTGCGGTGTGGTTCACACTCCCGGCAAGCCTTGGCCAGTACATTCAAGCTTGCGGAAGGCTGCACCGGCAGGGGCAGAAGCGGCCGGTTTTTATTCACCACCTCATCGTGGCTGGTACGAGTGACGAGGTGGTGCTGGCGCGGCTGGGGGAGAAGAACACAACTCAGGTCGAGTTGCTGCGTGCGATGATATAAAAAAAGCCCCCGAAGGGGCTGCTGGTTAGTAGACCTGCCTAAGCGCAAGAAGCTCTTGCAGGTCGCCAGTCAGTGCAAGCAAGGCGGCGGCCTTGGTGAAGTTACCCTCATCGCTGGCCTTTGCTGACTGGTCCAAAATTGCGTTGAACATGGCGGTGTTGGCCGCGTTCCAGCCCGAGTTTGCGGCGTGCTTTCTAAGGTCGTCTGGGTACGACGCGATCAGTTGTTCGTAGGTCATGTTGGGTTCCTTAAGCCCCCGAAGGGGCTGGTGAGTTTAGCGTGAGGTGGTCTTGATCGAGAAGACTGCGGTTACCGAGGTGAACTTGGCAACGTACTCGTTGGTCAGGCCAAGGTCGGCAATCATCGCCTTGTGGTCGACCACGTTGCGGTTGGCCTCGACGAAGGTGGACTTGAAGAACGTGCCCTCGAAGACGGTAGGGCCGCCATCGGTGGCGACGTCTTTGAGCTGCGCCTTGATGGCGTCGGCTTGCTTGGTGAGCTCAGCAACCTGAGCCAATAACATGCCGAGCTGGTCGGCGGGGTGTTGGTTTGTATTCATTTGAAGCTCCGTGTTTGTCGTGTTTGAGTACTGAGACTACAGTTTACATTGTAAAGCTGTTCGATGCAAATGGGGCCGAAGCCCCTGTTGTTTTTATGCCGCAAGCTTGGCGTACTCGTCGGCCAGCGTCCAGAGCGCCTTGTTGAGCTTGACGTTCTCGGTCACGCCGCCCACGGCACGCGTTGACATGTTGCGACCGTTAGCTGTGCGACCGCGCACGCCGCCCTTGATCATGTTCTCCTGCACGCGGTTAAACGTCGTCCAGAGGTTGTCCTTGTTGTCGTCCCAGCGGCGTAACGCGAGCAGGCGGTCGGAGGTGATGGGGGCAGCACCGTCGTCGTAGCGCAGGGCGAGCGCTGCACGTGCGAAGAGCTCTTGGTGGGGGCGATCCATCGCGACGGCCTTGTAGTCGTCGATGCGCGAGCCCACAGCGTTGAGCTCGTCGATCACGCGGTAGGACGCGTCGACCACGTCGTCGACTACGCGGCCGGTGTGACGCACGCGGCAGTCAGCGGCCACGTCGCCGGCGATGATGCCGTTGGAGCACACCATGCGGAAGAACCCGGACATCAGCTGGAACGAGCTCGTGCCGTCGTGCGAGTTCAGCAGGATGATCTCGCCGTGGCCTTCGTCGTTCTTAAGCGCCGTGGGGTGACGCAGGCGCAGCAGGTGCTTGGTGTGCTCGCGCTTGTTGACGTCACGCACGCGGGTCTGGCGAACCTCGTAGGGTTCAAAGCCCTCAGCGCGCAGGCCGTCGAGCACGTCGCTGGTTGGGATGAAGGCGTAGCGCTCACCGCGGCTGTCGTGGGCCTCTTGGGCAAAGACCGAAGGCGCGTAGTGCGCGATCGTTGCGTTGTCCAGTGGGTTACGTGAGCGAAAGGCTGTTGGTGCTGACATTTTGATGTTCATGGTGTGACTCCGTGTGTGGTGGGCCCCGAAGGGCCCGTTGGTTAAAATTGTTCTAAACGGACTGCATCGCATTGCTTTGTTTTGTATCCAAGGGCATCGGCTAATGAGCCATGCACACCAAAGAGCCAGCATCCGCGAGTGTCGGTAGTAACTTCTACTGCGCGTCCGTCTGCTAAAAGATGGATAACGCCATTGTTAAGCGCCTGTGAGCGATGATTTGTGCGATTTTCGTCAGACAGCAATTGACGGATTTTTTGGCTTTCATCATCAAACATTCTTAAAACATAAAATTTCATGGTGTTTTCCGTGTGTGATTAAGCTACGTAAGTTTTTGCAAGTTGTTTGGCTTCGGCGTTGCTGTCGCAATGAAAAATATTGACAATCTCAGCGCCAGTTGCAAATTTTTCAACAGCCCAATTTTCCAGATCAAGTGAGTCGATCTCAGGGTTGCTGTTCACAATCGAAGTTGTGTCTACAAAAATTGCCTTGAAATCGTCAGACAATTCAATGATCACAATAACTTTGGTGGTGTTCATGGTGTTTTCCGTGTTTGTCGTGTTGGTTACTAGTACTGCGTTCAGTATGAGCCCATTTGTTTACATTGTCAACAACTATTTTATTATCGGAAACCCTAATGCAAAAATACAACACTGGTATAAAATCGCGAGAATAACGGGAGGTTAGCTATGGGAAGGCCTAAGGGTTCAGGGAGTCTGTACACGCAAGAGCTCGCGGCTCACATCTGCGAGCGCCTAGCGATGGGTGAGACGTTGGTGAGTATTTTGCAGTCGCCGGGGATGCCAAAGCGCTCTACCGTGCAGCACTGGGTGACCGACCTGCCCGAGTTCGGAGAAATGTACGCGCGCGCGAGAGACGCAGGCTTCGATGTTTTGGCCGAGGACACCATCAGAATTATCGACGAGGAACCCGAGCGGATCACAGGCGAAGGGGGCGGGCGGCGTGACAGCGCTTACGTCCAGTGGCAGAAGAACCGCGTCGAGCTCCGACTGCGCCTGCTCAAGAGCTGGTGCCCCAAGCGCTACGGCGACCGCCAGATACTGGCCGGCGAAGCCGAGAACCCGCTGGCGGTGGCCTTCACCCCCGAGACGCTCATCGCGCTGGCCGACGGCCTGCAGACCGAGCGCCAAGATGACAAGTAAGCTGGCCAAGAAGCTGCTTGACCCCGCGTTCCAGCGCGAGTACGCCGGCTACCCGGCCGACCACCGCGCGGCCTTTGAGGCCCGCGTCGCATGGCTCAAGAAGGCTCACGCGCACCAAGTTCTGCCGGCCGGTGACTGGTGGTCGATCTGGCTGCTACTTGCCGGCCGAGGTGCTGGCAAGACGCGCACCGCGGCCGAGCAGGTCTGGTGGTGGGCGTGGACGCAGCCCAGCACGCGCTGGCTGGTATCCGCCCCCACGAGCGGCGACGTGCGTGGTACGTGCTTTGAGGGCGATAGCGGCATTTTAAACGTGATGCCCAAGGTGCTGCTGGCCGACTACAACAAGAGCCTCGCAGAGATCGTTCTGACCAACGGCAGCCTGATTAAGGGTATACCAGCATCCGAGCCCGAGCGCTTTCGCGGGCCGCAGTTCCACGGTGCGTGGCTCGACGAGCTGGCCGCGTGGGAGTACCTCGACGACGCGTGGGACCAGATCCAGTTCGGCGTGCGTCTGGGCAAGCGCACGACCATCATCGCGTCCACTACGCCGCGGCCCAAGGACCTGATCGTGTCGCTGGCCGACCGCGACGGCGAGGACGTGTACCTGACCACCGCCTCGACTTACGCCAACCTCGACAACCTCGCCCCCAGCTTTCGCGACCAGATCCTGCAGTACGAGGGCACGCGTCTGGGCGACCAAGAGATCCACGCCTCGATCCTCTCGAGCGAGGACACCGGCATCGTCAAGCGCTCGTGGTTCAAGCTCTGGGGCGCCGAGAAGCCGCTGCCCCAGTTCGAGTACGTGGTGCAGTCATACGACTGCGCGACCAGCACCCGCACGCAGGCCGACCCCACCGCGTGCGTGGTGCTTGGCGTGTTCAAGCCCAGCGAGGACAAGGGCATGAGCATCATGCTGATCGACTGCTGGAGCGAGCGCATCCAGTACCCCGAGCTGCGCCCCAAGGTGATCTCGGAGAGCGAGGAGATCTACGGTGACGAGAACGAGTTCGGCAACGGCAAGAAGGTCGACCTGATCCTGATCGAGGACAAGTCGGCCGGCATCGTGCTGCTGCAGGACTTGCAACGCGCCGGCCTGCCCGTGCGCAGCTACAACCCGGGCAACGCCGACAAGACCATGCGGCTGAACATCGTGAGCCCGCTGATTGCGCGGGGCCGGGTGTACCTGCCCGAGTCGACGGTCAACCCGGGCTGCGCGCGTGACTGGTGCGACCCGTTCCTCAGTCAGGTGTGCAGCTTCCCCGACAGCAAGCACGACGACTACGTCGACGCGCTCAGTCAGGCGCTCAGGGTGCTGCGCGACATGGGCTTCGTAAACATTGACCCGGTCGCCGACCCTGACCTATACTATGCCGAAGACCGCCCAAGACGCGACAACCCCTACGCAGTGTGAGCGACCATGCCTAATCCACTTGTCCCCAAACGTTTTGTCAAACCTGTCAGTGGGGGCGCGTTACACATGGCTGGCGGCGGTGCAGGTAAGAAGCTTGCCAAGCCCCTTGTAAACCGCATCGACATGCACTTTAAGGACGTGACTAAGCGCACAACCGAGCTGCAGGAGGCGGCCAACAAGCTCATCAGCGGTGAGCTCTCGGCGGCCGAGTACGACGCGCTGGTCAACCAGCACAAGCCCGTCACGCCGTACACCACGGTGCCCACGCCTGCCACGCGCGAGGAGGCCACCGGCGCACTCACGGCCGACAAGCGCGAGCGCTACGGTGTGCCGTCGCAGACGTTAGAACAGGGACACCCCGTGGGGCTGCGGCTCGACATCCCGTCGTACAGCAACCACGGCGTCTGGGTACCAACCGTGCACGAGCAGGAGGCAGGCTTTGGCGCGGGCAAGAGCATCGGGCACGAGAGCGTGGCAAGCGTGCTTAACCCGCAGTTCGGCATGTCCGAGAAGGCCGCGCTGGCCATCGCAAGCGGCAAGCCCAAGGGCACGATCGCAACGATCAAGGGCGACTGGAACAAGATCAGCGAGCAAGAGGCCATCGAGCGTGCCAAGGAATACTTGGAGCACCCCGAGTGGCGTCAGGTGGGCATGGATCCCGAGCGGCACTCGTACTTCTACGACCGCGCAACGATGGAGCCTGTCACAAGCGCCGACGAGGCACTGCAGGTCGGCCCGCTCGTGCTGGTGAAGAACCCCGTGTACGGCAAGAAGGACGACTTCAAGTACGCCGACGGTGGGATGGTTGACTCAGTACCGGAAGAGGCGATCAAGAACATGGTTAAAGACCCACAGGCTGCACGACTGCTCGACCTTGACCTAGCCAAGTACGCGCTGATGAGCCAGCAGCCGCAAAAGATGGCCGCGGGCGGCATCGCCCACATGGCCGGCGGTGGTGCGCGCAAAATAGCTAGGAACGCCTCGAGCTCAATTTTAGAAAAAGGGTTTGAAGCACTGGACGCGCAGGCAGCGCAAGCAGCCGCAGCCAACACGATTAAAGCCGGCGACCGGGCAGCAGCCGGGCGTGCCGCGGCCGCACAGATCGCAGCCCAACCCGAGCTGCCAATGTCTGAGGCGCTGGGCAACCTGAACGCCGAGGGCAAACGGTTAGTCGCCACTCAAGCCGATCGCACTCGCGTCGGGGGCGGCAACATTGGCGGGCCGGCCTTCTCCGCGATGTCGCTGGCTGATCCGAACTATGCAGACATGGTCTGGGGCGTTGG